GCTCTATCAATTATTGACATATACTACTATGAAGCAGTACCAATAGTTAATGCACCAGTACCTTGAACTGTAACAGTTCTTGATACAACACCGTCCATAGCGTTAGAGATAGACATACCAGTTACCAAACAAGCACCAGTAAGTGTTTCATCACCAGTAGTTGCCCCTTCGGGTTGGAATACAAAAGTGATTGCAGTACCAGCCAATAGAGTTTGTTGAACTGTGTCTCCTTCGTCATAGTGCATTTCAATTGAACCAGAAAAAGATGTTCTTCCAGTTAAAAATGATTTTGTTGCATCTGTTAATGAAGTGTCCTCTACTACATCTGCTGTTGTTTCTATTGTGAATCCAGTTACTTCTCCGATAGTATCTGCACCTACTTTAATTAATCCTTCTTTTCCGTGATGAGTTGCCATTATATTTTATCCTTATATGTTGTTGATTTATATGAGTCTTGTTTTTCTTTTTTCTTTTCGGTTGTGTAACCTAAAGATTTGTAATAATCAACATTATTCTCGTTGATTGTAATTTCTTCCTTGTCTTTGTATAATTTAATGTCTTTAGCCATAATGATATCCTTTTATCTTATTTTGTTATTTTAATCAATTAGTTTATGGAGTTCCAGCTTGATACTCATACATACATCTAATAGTCATCTTTATACCACCATAAGGGAATAAAGTACCTTCGTCTGTTTCTACTTCTACTATTCCACTATCTAACGCATTACCACCTCTAGTAATATCTAGTTCAACAGCAGTTTCTATAGCTGTTATTAATTCATTTCTTGCAGTATCTAAATTAGAATCTACACCTTTAACAAATCCCATTATAACAAAGTCTATATGTCCAAATCTAGTTCTTGCACCACTTCCTAGTTCTCCATCTTCTCTTTGTTCTTCTGAGGTTTGAACTATTACTGCTGGATATTGTTGTTGTGATAATTCATCTAATATAAATGGTTGTCTGCTAATTTTCTTAACAGTTATAGGGGAACTTATTGCTGTAATAACAGTTACTAAATTTGATGCTATGTTTTCTCGTATAGACATTATAATCTTCTCATTTGTTTATTTATAAACTTTTTGAATGAATTACCTATAACACGTTCTGTTTGATTGTTAAACCCAAAAAATTCTCTTTTATTTTTAGCTAACACTTGAACAAATACTGCTCTCTTTCTCATTTCGGAATTAGTGAATCCTATTGATACAGTATATTTTCCAATATGTTTAATAGATGTATTAGGATTTAAACTACCTAACATTCTTCCTGAGTAAAATAAATCTACTTTAGTTGGATATCCTTTTTTAGCTAAGTGATCTAAGTAACCTTTAGAGTATGGGTAAAATGATTTATCATTATAATCAACACCCCTTTTAGTTTTAGTTCTTATGATATCTAATAGTTGAAAACCAGCTTGTTTTAAACCTTTGGTAATATTTCTTGTAAGTTTCTTTTGATAATTTTTAATGCCAGTAATTACTTCTTTAGAGTTAGATTTAAAAGTAACTGAGGCAACCATTATCTAATCAATCTGTTATATCCATGTAAAGTAACCTTTTCAGAATCACCTATGACACCATCATCATCACCATCATATTCAACGCCATCTTCTAATATAGATTGAAATTCTTTATTAAATTCTGTCATGTAATATTCTGCCATTCTTTCGAATCTATCTTTATCTGCTTCTGATCTAAATTTAGTTAATGCTGGTAACATGAATCTTCCTAAGAATAAATAAACACCGCAACGTTCAAATTGATCTAAGTTAACTCTGGTATCTTCCATTTCAACATCACTATCTTTAACTGAAAACCATTCAATTCTTAATCTTCTTAATATATCATTATTTGTTTGTGCAAAGTAATTAACTGCCGTTGTATCTATCGCAGCTATACCAAAACCAAATGCATCTGGTTGATACTTAGTTACGTCTGCTTCTACAATAACATTTAATCCAGTATAATTAGCCATTATTCAATCTCCTTTTTAACTTCTTTTTTATCTTCTTTTTTATCTTCTTTGGGTTTTTTTACTTCCTTAACTTCCTTAACTTTATCTTCGGCTATTTTAAAACCTTTTAAATCCCATGAAGATTTGTTTGATAGATAGTCTAATTTTGATCTAATAATAATTTTATCTTTTCTTTGTAGCTTTACCATTTCACCAGCTTTAGTTTTAATTCCTTTTAAGTTGCCACTTGTTGTAATATTGTTATCTATCATTTTAAATCCTTTTAAATTAGTTTAATAAAGGGGGTATTGCTACCCCCTAGATTTAAGTATTATTATGCTACGATTGAAGAATCATTATATAATTCAACACCGTAAGTGTCATGTAATTCACCAACACCATATACTGCTGTTGCAACAATTTCGTCCGCTCTAAGAGACGCATCTCTTTGACCTTCGATTTTGATATCTTCCATAATTGCTAAACCTAAAGCATCTTTGTGGAACATTGCACCAGTAAAGTCACCAGTTGCAGACGCTTTGATTGCCATATTAGCAGATTCATAAACATCAACACCAGCTATTTTACCAACATAACCAGTTTTCATAGCTTCGTTAGAAACGTCAGAAGATAAACCAGCGAAAGTATTAGTTAAGCCAGATTTAAGGTCATATGCGATATTAGGGTGAATAACAACTGCACATTCCGATAGGTCTAAACCTAAAGTTTTAAGAGTTGCTGCTGATTGGAAAAGCAACGCTGGAGTTAGAGCAGTTGATGCCCCACCTATAGAAGTTGCGAAACCATCAAACAAAGCTGTTAGATCAGCGTCTTGTTTAAGAGCGATTGCATTACCAAATATTTTTCCAATATCCGCTGCAACGTTTCTAGGTGCTGAGTTTTTAGCTAGGTCTGTTAGAGTTGTCATTACACCAACTTCACTTGCTGTTATAGTAACAGAAGTTGGGTTGATTGCAGTATTAGACAGATCAGTTGCTTCATCTACTGCTGCTGCTGATACTACTGGGTAAATTGGAACTTCAACTGATTTTCCACCACCAGAGATAATATAGTTTTTAACTAAGTTTCTCATGATTGATTTTTCACCAGCTACAAATTGTGCTTCTGCTACAATTTCAGTATATAGTTCCGATACTGTGCTACTTGTTGTTTCGTTTGCCATTTTATTATGTCCTATTTATTATAATTGTTAGTTTAAGTTTTAAAATTAACCAATTTGAGTCGCTTTAGAGTCCCTTGCTTTTCTGTAATTAGAATAAGCGAGTTTGCCTTCTTTAGTTTTCAAATCGATATCCGCCAAATTAAAGGGTTTTGGAGTTGACCCACCGATAGCCGCCTTACTTCCTGAACCCGTTTGTGTTGACATACGGAAGTGTTGGTTTGTATCTAAGAACTCTTTAACATTTTCTTCAATGCTTAACAGTTCACCTTTTGAGTTATATCTTACATTGCCATTTTTATCAAGAACTTCTATACGACCATCATCATTTAGTTTAACGTTACCTTTAAGTAGTGCTACAACTTGCTCTGGAGATATTGCTTGATTATTAGAAGCTACAGATAGTATAGCGTTATCTATCTTTTCTTTCTTAATTTGTGATTTATACTTAGTAATCTCACCATCTTTCTCTAAAATTCTTTCTTGCATGATCTTCTCTAAATCTGCTTTAGTCTTAGCGTCTGTTAGTTCTTGAGATTTTAAGGCTTCTGATTTAGCTTTATTATCTTCTTCTATTACTCTTTCATGTTTTTTCTTTTCTGCCATTAATCTTTGTTGAACAATATTATCTAGCTGTTCTTGATTAAACATCTTTTGTTCTACTTTTGTTTCTGCTTTAGACTCTACTTGTTCACCTTTTGTTTCTTCTGGAGTTATTTCTTTTTTGATTGTATCTTCTGACATTTTATATCCTTTGTTATGTTTGTTTAAACCACTACAACTGTAGTTATATTGGGAAAGCCCCAATCACTTAAAATGGGTATATATTATTTGTGGTATTATTACAACACCTATAAATATAATTTAAATAAGATTTGACAACTAAACCTAAAAGCGTATTATGTTTATATGAAAACAACAATTAAAGGAGAAAACAAAATGACTAACGAAGCAAAGACTGTACTTAAGAATGCAAGAGAACTTGCAACACAAAATAAATATCAAGAAGCTAAAGATTTACTTCATAAGAATACTTTCTTATGTGATTTAGATTCTCAATTCTGGACAGTATATCAAGGTTTAAGTATGGTATATTCAGAAAAAATAAAGGAGATAGCGTAATAATTAATCAGAATTTAATTAACTCTAAGAAGCAGACTTTAAATGTTTGCTTCTTATGTGGCATATCCATTAATGCCATTATAACAATTAAAGGTGATATAAAAGGTAAGGTTAAATATATAAAGTATTTATTCATCTAAAAGACCTTCTTCATTATACCAATCAGGATTAACATAAGAGAATTGATGCCTACAATTATATCCACCTCTTACTACTAATGGATTTGAACCATTTTTACCACTCCATGAATTACTATTCCATATTCTATTAATATCAGCTATAGTATATATTCCTTTTCCTGATCTATCATAGACTCCATTAATCATATTTCTACAATGCGATCTAGTGGTAGGTATTACATCTCCATAGTATTTAACATAAGTTAAACCAGCGTCATTAGCTTTATTAAAGTTTAGTGTTGCGTCAAAA